GTCAGCGTGATTGTCGACAGTTCGCCAAGTGATGCGTTGATCGGTGTGTGCGATTCAAGGTAAGCGCCTGTCAATGTGTAGATCGGATTTGTTGCCGATGCTGCGCCAGTTGCTGGTGCAAGCACGATGTTTGTTTGAATACCAACCAAACCGTAGATTGTGGCCTCAGTTTCGCTGCCTGCGTAGGATTGATACAGTTCAATTTCAACGCTGTTGTTTTGCAACGATGTCACCGATGACCCACCAAATTTGCGTGCTGAGTCACCAAACGCGGTTGTTTCTAATTGTTCGTAAACATAGTTCAATGTTGCGCTGGTGCATTGGTCGCGCAAATCAACGCTGTTTATGGTCACATTCGGATTGCTGAGATAAACACTGGTAGCCATGATTTATTCCTTTTCGTTTGTGTCTTTAGTTTTAGCAGGTTTTTTGACTGTCTGTGTGGATATATGGCCGCCTTCGACTAGCGCGTCAATGTTTACGCCATCTAGATCGGCGCTGGTGACAACATCGCCAGGTTTAAAACCTGCGAGTCTTGCTGATGTAACTATGTAATTTGCCATGTTTGTTTCCTATGCCGTTTGTGCTTGAACATTTGCGGTCACTTCATAACTTGGATATTCAACGCCGCCTATAAGCGTACTAGTCGGCCTGCCATCGGTAACGGCAATATTGGCTGTCAGCACCTTCGACATAATGTTCAACAGCGATCTTTGCGCGTCTAGGTTCGCTGGCCCTAGCGTGATAATTTTAACGGGAAACATCAGTTTGACGATGTTGTAATTCCAAGCGTCAAACGATGGCGCGTCAATGAACACGCATGGCGGCACAAGGTTTCTAGGGTCGTTGACTACCTGTAGGCCGCTAACGGCTGTCAGCGTGGCTGTCAGATCGTCTAGCGCCTCATTAAACAGATCGGTAAATGCAACAGGCATCAGGCCACCTGTGGGCGATCAACACCTAACAATTGTTTAACCAATGGCGATAAACCGTTTGTTGATCCTGTAGCCATGCCGTCAAACGATGCAAAGTCTGTTATTGATCCGCGTTGGCGGTACAGCGCGCCGCCATACATGACGGTTGCTAATTTGACATCTTGGCTTGGCACAGTTGTCAGCGAATCGGCATATCCGACTTCTTGCCTGCGACGGTAACAAAACGCATTTGATGCGGCTGCACAGATGGTTAGGAATGTTGTGTCGCCTGCCGTTGCTGTGCCAATGCCAATCCAATCCTCGATGTCTGTTGCTGTGATCCATGTGCAGACCTGCGTATAGGTGACAACACCTGAATAGTCGGCAACAAATTCGACTGCTGTGCCTGTGCATGCGTACAGCAATTGGTTTGGTACAGCAACATTTGTGTCATATAAAAATTCGCCAGTTTCACCGTCAACACCGATGAACTGGTATTGCGGTAACGCTAAAACTGTGAATGTGCCGCTAAATGGTGCTGCTAAACCTGAAACAGTTACTGATTCGCCTAGCGCGATCTCTGACGATTCAAGCGTAGAAATGCACGCATAGTTGTCTAGTAATTGTTTCGTGGCTGTTTTATATGTTGCCATAGGCGGTTTGGCCGCCTACGACTAGGCAACAACGATTGACTGAATGAACGACGACTTAGCAACGAATGTCGAAAAATAGCCGTAGTACGAGAATGTGCGGCTAAGTGTCGACGGTACTTCAACCGACAAAATGCCTTTTTGCTGTTCGTACACTTCAAAACCTGGTGCGTAAACAACAAGCATGGTGCTTGCTGCAAAGTTGTTGTCAACAACAAGTTGCAAACCAAGCGGATTCATTGCATTGTAGTTCAATGCGCCTGACGCTGTGCCAAGACCGTTTTGCTGAACAAAGTTTTGTCCATTTACGGCTGGGAACAATGGACGCTTGCTCGAATCCAACTGTGAACCAAGTTTTTCCCAAACATCAGGTGAAACAAACAAGTGTGTCGGGAAATAGTTGCTGTCCTCAGCGATTTCGCGCGCTGCGTCAAACAACGAATTAACCAACGATGTTGGATCACCTGCGGTAACCGTCCATGTCGAACCTGACGCTGTTTTGCCTGCAACCATGTTGTCGGCTGCAATGTTGTCAGTTGCAATCAAGTATTCGCCTGCAAGGTCGTTCAAAATTAAATTCATTGCGGCTGGGTCTGTAAAATCCATGTCTTGTACTGACAAAGTGACTTGACCTGCAACGGTTGTTTTTGTGACAACATTTGATGCAATCACCATTGTTGTTGCTGACGCGGCTGCACCTTCGGTTTGTGTCGCTGCGCTTGTGTGCGTTGTGATCGTTGGTCGGATAAATGTTTTTGACGGTGTGTTTGGCATTGAACGAGCGCCCAACGCTGACACGACTGGTCGCACGAAGTTCAGGTCTTGAAATAGTGGCCCGAGTACTGGTACTGGCAACAAACCAGGTGTGTCTGTCGTAAGTACATCGCCTGCGGCTGCTTGCAACGCTGTTTGTTGTTTGCGTTGTGCAGCGTGAAACGCTGCGTTGACTTTTGCAAAAGTGTCGCCACCGATGTGCATAGCGGCAAGGTATTCGCCTGCGCTTGGCATCTTGAATTCTTGTTTTGGCTGTGCCCAAAGTTTGTCAACAGTTGATTGTGCTGCTGCTTCAACTACTGGTGCTTCAATTTTTTCGGTCATGTCTGTTTCCTTTGTTGTGTCTTGATTTGATTGTATAGCAGGTTCGACTGGCGTTTCGTGGATACTCTCGTCAGGTACGCTCGCGGCAACACGCTCAATAATTGCGCCGCTGAACGCGCCTTGACTGACTAGCGATAGTTCTGTCCATTCGGCCGATTCGACAATCATTGTGCCGTCGTCGTCGTAACTAAATTTTATTGGATTTACGCCAACAGATACAGCGTCAATAACGCCGTCATTTGCAAGCGTCAGATATTCATCGCCTAATCGTGTAGCGCTAATTTTGGCTGTGAACATCATGCCTTGTGGCGTGTCTACGCGTTCGACTAATTTGCCAATAATTTGGTTGCTGTCGTGCTGTCCAAAAAGTTTCGGGTCGCGACCCGTGACTGGTAACGACCCTTGCAAAAATCGTACCCGTGTACCGTCTGAAACTGTGGCTGTTTCATCGTAGGTAACGGCAACGCCGCTGATTGATCGGCGCGGCAATCCGTCTGCCGCTGCCGCATCAACCGTGATCTGTGAGGGGACTAATTTGATCATGATTCTGATACTACACTTTCTGTTTCTGTTGTTTCGCGCATTTCGTCCATTGAGTATTCGCCTTTCAAATATTGTTCAACATCAAATTCGACATATGTGCCGTTAGGTAGCACATTGTTTTGGCTGAGTGTGCCAGCGATGCAATCGGCATAAGCGCGAACGCCGAATGTCCACAAATCCATGCGCGCTTCGGCGCTGCTGGTATAAGCGTATGAGCCGACATCAAATCCTGCTAAGTACATAGGAATGTTGCACAAACGAGCCATTTCTTTTCCTTGAAAGTCGGCGCTATCAATCAACAACATTTTGTCAGGTGATGTCAATGTTTCTGTGTAGGTTACAAATTCGTTTAGTGCGGCTGTTTGGTTTGTTTCGCGTGCCGCGTTAAACGATGCCGCTAGGTCTGCTAATTCTTGTGCGCTTAACGGTTCGCCGCCTGTTTGTCGAAGTACGCCAGCAGGAATAGCCGATGATGCGTTTCTGTAGCGTGCGTTTTCAAGTTTTAACGCGGTTGCGACGGCCTGTTCCGACATGTAAATAATGCCCTGTATCGGTGACAAAAATTGGATCACATCATCAGGATTTAGTTCCGCGCCTTGAAACATGATTTGTTTTGATGGCGCAAACCAAACTGGCCCTGATTGATCCAATGTCTGCACCATCGCAGCAGGTATTCGTGTAAACGCCGTTGGATAATTATCAGCCGTCCTCGCAGTCACATATAGGAACGATCTGCCAAAGAAAAAAAGATCGTCAAATAGCCATGCAAGTAAAAACGAATTTGGCACACTTGGATCAATGCGGCGCAACCAGGTTCGTGGCGCTAATGGCACTTTTTCCATTTCGTTGCCGTTCCAAATTTCGGTGTACATCTTTAAATTCATGCAACTGATAACGCTGGCCATTAGATCGCGCGCTCGACTGATTGTTGGCACACTCATCGCACGATTGCGCGCAGGGCCTTCAATGTAGGAATAATATTGGCCGATCATTTGCGCGCCACCATTGTTTACACTGTTTGTGTAATAACTAGCGGAACCAGCAGCAGCCGCTTTTTGTGGTTGCGGTGAAATTGCGGCCTTGCTTACTGTGCGATTAAAAATGCCCATGCGCTAAGTATGCCACCAAACTATTTGACCGTTGTGTATAGGCGACCGCCAAGCATCAACCGAGAAAGTAAGGCACTCGACGGCCGCCCGACGAAATACTAGCCACCTGCAACAACAATCATTGGTTTTCCTGTTGTGGTTGGTCGTGATGCCAACGCCGCTGACCAAACCAAACAGCGCGCTAATTCAATTGGGCCTGGCGATCGTTGCGACGATAGCGCGATGCTGTTTTGTGACCGTACTGCGACGGCACGCTGGACATGTTCAGCCAGCATTGTTTCGCCTGTGTGCCACAACAGTTTTTCGTGAATCATTGACCTTATGCGCGGCGTAAATTTCAAAATTTCTGCGTATCCAACGACGATGCGGCGGCGTTCTAACGCGGTTGGCCAATGAATGTCGATTGATGGACTGATAGCAAATTTGACTGTTGAATCTTTGGCAATTTGGTTTACTTCGTTCAACATTTGGTCATAGGTGTCGGCGACAAATGCAACCGTGACGATTGTGCGACGATCAGGCAACACAACTGATCTGACACCGAAATATCGTTCGTCTGTTAGCGATGATTCGATGGCGACGACACCGCCATCAGGTATCGGATCGGCATATTCCAGTTCTGTCCAAATTCCTGGCTGAATCCAAGACTTGTCTGATGCGACCCATAGGTTACAACTGGCGCGTAAGAATGATATGCGGTCAGGATTTTCAGATTCTGCTGCAATTGTTTTCATGTCTAATGTCGTGCCCAATGCAGGATTCGCATACGGCCAAGCCTGTGGATTCATTGGTGATAAGTCTGGTGGCGGCGACCATTCCGCGAAATAAAGTGTTGATGGTTCGTGTTTGTCGATCTGTCGCAATCCTTGTTCACGCCAACGCAACATCGCGGTTGATGCTTCTGTTCCAGCCGTAGACCACATAGACAACAATGGTGATCGCTGTGCGCGTTGCGCTGGCAACAATCCGCCATCGACTACTTCGCGGTTAATGTCCCAGCATTCGTCAGCCACAATCAGGCTGGCTGACATGCCGTGACCGACAGAATTGTTCGCGGCGCGAATAAACCATCGTGACCCATCAGGCATCGTGACACTATTGCGGCCATAACTAGACATCAGTTTCGCGTTAAAATGTTTCTGCAAAATCGGTGCCAAATAGTCATACAACATGACCGCCAAATCCAAGCGATGCGCCGTAGACAAAACGGTTTGCGGTTTATCACGCACATTAGCCATTGAAGTCAACCACCAGCCAACAAGCGCAGCCAATGCAACAGTTTTACCGTTCTGCCGCGCAGTCGAAACTAAAGAATAACGATGCAATAAATCACCATCATCACCAAACGCCAATTGACCATCTAAAACGCGCTTTTGCCAATCCATCAAATCCATATTCAGGTATTGGGCAGACCACTCAGCAACCTCAGACCCGAACGATCCAGCGTGATCCGCCACCATCGTTTCCAATCGCGGCTGGGCATGGCCAATCAGCGCCAGTTCAGGCTGGTCATTTGCGATAGAGAAGGA